TCCAACAGTTGGAGAAACGCTCGTAAAGGCTGGACACAAGCTAAGACGAGCAGATAAAAATAGAGTTGCAGGCAAGATTCAAATCCATGAATACTTGAAGGTTCAGCAAAGCGGAAGGCCCAAATTACAAATATTTAATACTTGTCCTAACCTGATACGCGAACTGCAAAGTATTCCTCTGGATAAAAGCAATCCTGAAGATGTAGATACCCACGCACCAGACCATGCGTATGATGCGTTGCGGTATTTAATTATGTCTAGGCCACGCATAGACGATACATTTAGTCGTATGCGCCGTCTACACCAAGAAACTATTTATCAACCAGCAGACGGAACATTTGGATATTAATATGAAAAGAGCTAATTATAATACAGGCCAAGTTGTTAGACATAAAAATATTTATGGTGCGGAAACATCGTTAGGTGCAAACTTATTGAATCGTCGCGTAACTGCTACCGCTCAGAAACAAATTGGCCCAATTCAAGTTAGAGGTGAAGGATCATCACGCTACGATTTAAGTGATAGAAGAGGAAGTGTTTCTGCAAGCACACAAAGAAAGATAAAAGGTGTTGATGTTGGAGCACACGCCAGAACAGACGAAAAAGGTAAGACAGCTTTTTCAGCACAAGCATCTAAAACTAAAAGGTCACGAAAAGGTGATCTTACCTATGGAGTTCGTGCAAATAATAATATAGCGGAGATGTTTTTTGAATACAGACCAAAATAAAAATGCTAAAATTTGGCGACCTTTTAATACATATGGAATTTATACATTAGGTATAGTAATTGGCTTTACACTTATATATTCTTTAGTTAGTTTAACACCTTTATAGGAGAAAAATTATGTCAGCACTACCCGGAGTTATTGATGTACGCGATGATGCAGGATCTCCTCGCGTTGGAGATGTTCGTGATCTCGCAACACGAGTGGGCGCACAAGCCACAGCCACTACAGGCACAATTGCCGTAACAGCAGACGCTACTTATGACGTTAGCTTTACGCAACCAGCCGGTACGTCCATTAAAAATATTATTATGATTGCCGCAGGAAACCTTGTAACAGGTGGTTCTTCTGGCGATGATATTGATTTTGATCTTGGAACTTCTGCTGGTGGTGGTCAAATTATTGACGAAAAAGCAATTGCTGATGATGGTGGTAGTGCTGTAACAATCGCCGCAAACACGCCTTTGTTTATCGTTGAAAATGGTATTCCAGCGGCGGCTAACAAGTTCGCTAACATGAGTGGTGGCCCTGCAACTTCAGAGGCTATGACACTTGCCGCTTCTTTGGCAAGCTCTTCAGAGCGAACATTACACATTCGTTTAAAGCCTTTAGCAAGCGACTTAGCAACTGCCGCAACTACAGTTACATTTGTAATTGACTTTATAACGCTACCGTAAAACTATGGCAGAAGAAAATACTTTAGTCGCCAGTGCAGATGGCGTCTTTTTTGAACCTGTAGAAAATGAAGATGGGCTGTCTATTAATGCAGACAGCTACATGAAATCTAATCTTGCAGGCTTAATTGAAGCGCGATATGCCGATGCACAAATGGCAAGAGACTCTGACGAAAATCGTTGGATTACAGCGTATCATAATTTTAGAGGCTTGTACCCTAAAAACGTAAGATTCAGAGAATCTGAAAAGTCTCGTGTCTTTATTAAAGTAACAAAGACTAAAGTATTAGCGGCTTTTGGTCAGCTTATCGATGTAATCTTTGGAACTGGTAAGTTTCCAATAGGTGTAAGTGCAACAACTCTTCCAGAAGGTGTGGATGAGTATATGCACTTAAATGTGCAAGAAGGGCCGGGAATTGAAACAAGTGCGGCAATGCCTCCTACTCCACCAACAGCAGAAAGCACAGTTGGGTTTGAAGGTGATGGACGCACATTAAAACCGGGAGCTACTTTGTCTTCAGGCCAAGGTTTGTTTGAAGATTTTGAAGATGATGAGCAGGTTGAGTTTGTTGAAGGCCCAACACCTATTCCTAACATACCAGAAATTTCTCCAGCTAAAGAAGCCGCAAGAAATATGGAGAAACTTATTCACGACCAAATTGATGAGTCGGGCGGCTCTACAGAACTCCGCAATGCAATCTTTGAGTCTACACTTTTCGGAACAGGAATTGTAAAAGGCCCATTTAATTTTAATAAAACTTTACACAAATGGGAGGAGGGTGAAGATGGAAGAACCTACACGCCTACAGCGGTACGTGTGCCAAGGATTGAATTTGTTAGCGTTTGGGATTTCTTTCCTGATCCTAATGCTACATCTATTGAAGAGTGTGAGTATGTGGTACACAGGCATAAGCTAAACAAATCACAACTTAGAGCATTACGAAAAATGCCTTATTTTGATGAAGAGGCACTTCGTGAATGTGTCATGCTTGGTCCTAACTATACTGAAAAAGATTATGAGTACGAGTTAAAAGATGACCAGCGTATGTCAGAGATGGGCGCTAGTCGTTTTGAAGTGCTTGAGTATTGGGGTTTAATGGATGCAGAATATGCTAAAGAAGTTGGCATTGAACTACCAGAAGGAATAGATATACTTGATGAAATACAAATTAATGCTTGGATTTGTAATGGCCTTGTACTCAGAGCCGTTGTCAATCCCTTCACACCGCATAGAATCCCCTACAACGCCTTTCCATATGAACGAAACCCTTATAGCTTCTTTGGTGTAGGCGTAGCAGAAAACATGAACGACAGCCAGCAAATTATGAATGGTCATGCACGTATGGCTATTGATAATCTGGCTCTTAGTGGTTCAGTAATTTTTGACGTAGATGAAACTATGCTTGTTGGTGGACAAAGCATGGAAATCTATCCGGGCAAAGTATTTAGGCGTCAGTCGGGTATGCAGGGCCAAGCAATACATGGCCTAAAGTTTCCGAACACATCTCAAGAAAATATGATGATGTTTGACAAGTTCCGACAGCTTGCAGACGAACAAACAGGAATACCAAGTTATTCTCATGGTCAAACAGGCGTTCAAAGCATGACTCGTACCGCTTCTGGTATGTCTATGCTTTTAGGGGCCGCATCACTTAACATTAAAACAGTCGTAAAAAATCTTGATGATTTCTTACTAAAGCCTTTAGGTAAAGCATACTTCCAGTGGAATATGCAGTTCTTTGAAGGAGAACTAAAAACTGAAGGTGATTTAGAGATTAAGGCTATGGGTACAAACAGCCTTATGCAGAAAGAAGTACGTAGTCAACGATTGACAATGTTCCTTCAAACTGCTCAAAACCCAGCTATTGCACCATTTGTTAAAATGTCAAAGCTTATTAGCGAACTGGCGTATAGTCTGGATCTTGATCCTGATGAAATACTAAATGACCCTGAAGAAGCGGCAATAGCCGCACAGATTATAGGACTGCAAAATAATGTTGGACAAGCAACTGGCGAACAGGCTGACCCCCTTAATCAACAACCCGGAGCTGTGGGAGCCCCTGAAGGAACACCTCCAGAACCTACGGATGTTGGAGTTACAGGCACTGGCGGTGGAAACATCGGAACGGGAGCTGTTCCGCAGGCAGGGGAAGGCGAGTTCTCTGGCTAACCTTCTTACATTAAAAGAACAAGTAATTCAAAGACGCAAGGACAAAGACGATGGCTGAAACATTTCCAGATTTAAATAAAGACGGTGAAGTAACACAAGCAGATGTGTTGATGGGTCGTGGTGTTGATCTTGATCGTGATAATAAAGCTGAAGGTTCTATGATGGTTCCACCAGAAATGGAGATGCCTACTGAAGAGCCTCCTGTAGATACATACGATAACATTAGTCCAGAAGAAAAAGCACAAAACGATGCGACGATGTTAGATGACAAAGAAATGGAAGAAGAGTACGTAGACTACGTAGCAGAACAAGTATTAGAACCAGAAGAACAAGATTATTTATTTAAGGTTCTTGATGCAGATCCAAAACTTGAAGGGATCTTAGATAAAGTAATGCTTAGTGCATCAGAATTTGCTGGCTCCGGTGAAGTGGAAGGACCGGGAACTGGCATATCAGATTCGATACCAGCAAGGTTATCGGATGGTGAGTTTGTAATCACCAAAAAAGCGACTGACCAGATAGGCGCAGACAATCTCCAAACAATGATGGATGATGCTGAACGTGCCGCTGATGGCAGTCTTATGGGCATGGCAGAAGGTGGTAAAGCTGGCACAAACCCCTTTGTTAATCCTGAAGAAATGTCAGACCCTTTAGATAGGTTTGAGATGGACAAGGGTGACGAAAGGGACGTTGAGCGCCAAATGCTTTACTCAAGCCGTATGCCTAGCCTAATGAACCGATAAGGCTACCTAGAACTCTAGCCCCTTATCATTTTATAACCTTGAGGCCACCTTGTAGTATCAAGACCCTGTGTTAAAAGCGCAATAACACAGCTACCTTGAAGAGACAACAAGCCCCAGAAAGGAGAAGTGACATGAACGAAGAAGAAGAGCAAGCGAATCCGTATAATGCAAAAAAGCCTTGGCACAATACTGAGTCAAAGACTTCAAAAAATGCGGAGTCATTATTTTTTGAGGAAGAGGCTACTTCCGAAGACGGAACCCCTCAAGATTCTAATCGTCCTCAAACCAACTATAAAAAGAGATATGACGATCTAAAAAAACATTACGATCATAAAGTATCTGAATTTAAACAACGTGAACAAGAACTAGAGGCAATGGCCCGATCTGCTCAACCGCAGTATCAACCGCCAAAAACTGCTGAAGATCTTGAAAAGTTTAAATCAGAATATCCTGATCTATATGATACTGTCGAAACAGTAGCTCACATGAGAAGCGAAGAGCAAATGAGCGCTCTTCAGCAAAAGCTATCAGCAATTGAAATGCGTGAGGCAGAAATGTCAAAGCGCGATGCTGAAATAGCTCTCAGAGAGAGACACCCTGATTTTGAAGATATCAGGGGTGATGACAAGTTTCACGAATGGGCGCAGACACAGCCTGAAGAAATTCAGCGTTGGATCTACAAAAACCCAGATAATGCTGGATTAGCAAGTCGTGCAATAGATCTTTATAAGATGGAAAATAATATTGCAATACAAAAGTCTTCTCGACAGTCACAACTTTCACGGTCCAATGCGGCTGATATGGTATCAACAAAGACTACCGGAGTTGAACCACAACAGGCCAAAATTTGGACACAACGGGAAATTGCTTCTCTGTCTATGGATGACTATGATCGTTACGAACAGGAAATTGATCTGGCTATCCAAGAAGGACGAGTAGCAAAATAATATTTGTCTTTTTAGGAGATTTTAACAATGGCTTATAATGTTTCAGATCAGTATTTTGAGCCGTCAACAGATACTAATGCAAACTTTGCAAACTCTGTTTCGGGTCAAACTAACTCATACTTCTTACCTGCTGTCTATTCCAAGAAGGTTCTCAACTTCTTCCGAAAGTCATCAGTTGTAGAAGGTATTACTAACACTGACTATGCTGGCGAGATTACTGCTTTTGGTGACACAGTACGTATCATCAAAGAGCCAGAGATCACCGTCTATCAGTACGAGCGTGGTCAAGATGTAACTGCTACTAAGTTGACCGATCAAGAGATCAACCTTGTAGTAGATACTGCAAACGCATTTAAGTTTATCGTAGATGATATTGAAACTTCAATGTCACACGTAAACTTTAAGGAAGTTGCATCTTCTTCAGCCGCTTACGCCCTGCGTGATGCGTATGACCAAGGTGTACTTGTGACTATGTTTGCTGGTGTTTCTGCATCTTCACCCAACCACATTCTTGGTTCTGATAACGCGACTGATCTTGCGGCTGGTACTTTTGACGGTACTGGTAACCTCGACATTGGTTTTGCATCTGGTGAGCACGATCCAATTGATGTTCTTTCACACATGGC